TCTTCAGATATGTTATGAACGCACAGAAAGAGCATTAAGTTACATTGATGTTACCCAACAGAGGTTGACTCAAACATAGAAAAAATTAACCCTTTACCTTCGCCAAACTCAGTCTCAATTTCATCAGAAACGGCAGATAAAATGCTACGCAGATCGACATCTCCGCCGCCGAACATATCGCCTAACGCTTGTTGTTGGTGAATAAGTTCATCGTTAATTTTTTGCGCCAGTTTCTTGAAAGCGGCCCCCATTCGCTTAGCGCTTCGGTTGTTGGCAACAATAAACAGAGCAAGCGCTTCTGCTTCCGGAGTGCTATCTCCAAACAATCCACGCTGTGCGATCACCTCTTCTACTGCCTGACCGTTATCTTTTGCTTCACGAACAAGGTTAATTGCTTCCTGGAGTGCTGCTATCGCCTGTGTATCCAGGCCATTAACCTGCTCTATACCGTCCACTAAGCCTGTTACTGCGTCATGGTGAGCGTCGCCAGACAGCGACTGCATTTGCGCAAAATCGCTGGCTGCCGTATTTAATGCGGTCAGGATATTACGCATTTCCGGATCTGGCTCTTCCGACACTAGCCGAACAAGCCTTTCATCCTTGTACGCTTTGGCAAAAATTGCATTCTGGATGCGATCGATAAGCTGTTTCGTGGGACGCCCATCGGCAGTAAGCAAGCCTGCCGTCGCTGTATCGCCAATTTCGCGCAAAAACGCACGAATAAACGCATCATTGGACCGCGCCAGCAGATTTCCATCATCTGAAGGATTAAATAGCGCCATGACGCTCTCAGTGAGAAATTGCGCATCCGCATACGCTTTTTCACTTGCTGCCATCTCTTGCAGATCGCTAATGTTTGAATCGCGGGCAAATTGAGCGCGGTCTACATCTGTGAGTCTTTCTCGCACTAGTACGGGCATAGACATTTGCGAAATTTCGTCAGGATTCAGACCAAACTCTTTCGCATGGTCGATCAGGTACTGGCGATACTCATCCGCCTGTCCTTGCTCATAGGCACGCCAGATACCCATACTCCTTCCGTTGCCGGATTCAACAACGTTGTCCGGACCAACTATCGGCGCTCCGTGGCTGCTCATACCGGAATCCGTTAATTGTGCCGGGCGTAAATTGGAGGCAATACGGTTAACCTGGAGTTTGCTGGATAGCCGGGTACGATCTCGTGGTTGGAGTTCTTCCGGGAAGGCCGGGTTAATCATACCGTCAAGGTTGTTCGAAATGATCAGACTGCTGGCATCAACGACCTTAAAAGCCGTCTTTACCTCTGCACCTTTGCTGGTGACTACGTAGCTACTTCGCCCCAGGCGTGTTTCTTTCCTCTCTAATGAAGAAACCAGAGCAATGACGCTGTTAATATCTGCGGCCTCGGAAAGCGCAGAAGTAACTGATTTGTTCAAAATACACTCCAACTATAGAGAAAGCTGTGAGTGTAAAAAGAGTGTGATTTATGTGAGAACAGAGAAGTGAAAGGGGCATTTCGCCCCCTTTTGATTACCCGGCATAACCGTTGGCTTTCACCCAGCTTATGGTCTGTTCTTTAGCCTGCTCCAACGTAAGGAACTCGCCAACATAGTTTGAGATCCCACGCAGCGCATCAATAAATTCCATTTGTGTGGACTTTGTGAACACACCGCCCAGGAAGTCAGTCACTATCTTAGGGACTTCATCTACAACAGGATCAGTCTGTTGTTGCGGTTCCGCTGCCGGTTGCGCGGCAGTCCCCAGGCCCAATTTCAGCATCACATCAACAATCTGCTTACCAATGGTGACGCGTTGCAATACTGGCGCAGTTTTCTGCGCCTGCATTAGATCTGATAGCTCTTTACCTAATTTCAGGCGGTCTAAAACAGAGATGGTCATTAAGCACCTCCCTGCTGAATTTCAGCCAGAATGTTGATCAGGTAGTCAACTGCTGCACCCACAGTGGCTTCGTTCTCGTCGTATCGACCTGCACTGATTAGAGCATTTGCTGCTTCCTGTACATGATCAAGTTCAGTACTGATGACCGTCAGATCGCGGGATGTAAACTGCTCCGGAACGGATTTCAGGTACTCCAGCGCTTTATCTGCCTCCTGATCAGCTTCACTTGCTGATTCACCAGCTTCTTCTGGCTCCGGCTCCTGTTCTGTTGCTGGTTGTGGTTGTGATTCCGGCTCAACCACATGCTCTGTTTTTACTTCGATTGAATGATTTTGAAGGGCGTTATACACGTCCATAATGAAAAGGTTCTCCCCATCACCAAGTGGATACGCCACGTTTGGAAACGCTTTGCGGAAAAGAATTTTCACTTGCGCCTTGAATGTTTTCAGGTCACTGCCAAACAGGTCTACATAGCCATCAATATGTTTCGACATGCTGGACACAACCAATTGGCCTGCAAAATCTTTCAGCTCATCTTCATCAGGAAGATAGAGCAACTCGTACTGGCTGACTTCTTCATCTGTCAGTTTACGGTCATACGTAATGATACCGTGACGAGCATATTCGTAATACTGATCAGCCTGGTCAGGACGATCAATCACGGCTTTATTTCCATCCGGCACAGCACCAACACCAGCCGGGCGAGATTGAAGTGCATAGTGGTATTTACCTACATCCTGGCTCTCTTGTTGTGATACTGGGTTCGTCTCGGGGTCTGTCTGTGGTGGTTCGGAGTCTTCCTGCTGGCCTGGTAACACATCAACTTTATATTTATCTGCGTTATGCTCTCGGTAGGCTTTAAGTAATTTGGTTGCAGCATCTGCCAAACTGCCTCCTTTGACAGCACTGGCATCAATACTGAATTTACCTTCAGGTGCTACTATCGTAACGAAATTGTCACTGCCGGACGTGACATAATTAACTTCAGCGCCATTATCCAGCACTGTTTTTCCGTCAATGGCAAGATTATGTTTTACATGTCGCAGCTGGTCACTAAACGCTCGCTCTTTCGTTTTTTCACCTTTAGCAGACAACAATTTATCGCGTTTTGCTTGTAATTCCTCGTTGATGGCTTTCTGGGCATCAAGTTTTTTTTGCATCTCCGTAAGAGCAGCACGCTTTTCAGTCAGCCCACGTTGCGCAACGTCCACCTGATCAATCATTATTGACCGTTCTTCTGCCAGTTTATCTGCTTCATTGAGATAACTCTCAATATCTGCCTTCATTTTGTCCTGGCGCTCTTTTGCTTTCTTAAATTTTTCGCTGTTACGCTCAATCAAATTAGATAGCGCCTGGCATACCTGGCTTAAAGAAACATCTCTCCCACCAATCGGGGCGACAACGTGAGTTACGTTACGCTTATTAAGTAAAAACTGAAATGCAACAAGCTCGTCGTTACTCTTTATTTTTGCCCCGTCAGCTGTTGGAGAGTGGAAAATTATGCTTGTACTCTGCCCGTCAGTAAGCGGTATCTGCGCGGTCAAAACAGGGATATTAGCTATCCGACGTACACGACCGATAATCGCACCACCAATACAATTACGTCCATTTTCATCGGTCCCAGCTTCATCAGTCCCTGCCATAATATTCGTACCATTCAGGCCACGATTCAGCGCACGGACGAAAGCTCGCATTGTTTGAGCTAACCGAATTCTGGTTGTAGTTATGGACTCAAACATAGCTTCGTCAGACACAACCAGAATTTCATTGCCCATATAGGCAAGCTCAATATCTTCTAAGGTCGCCGCCTCAAAAATCAGGTCATCTTCGTTTAATTCTTCTGAAGACCAGCGACTTGGCATATAGCCGGGGATCGTATCAGCAAAAGTAGACTGAATATTAATTCGTAAAGGATTGTTAATCATGCTCATCCTCCAGGCGCGCGATTTCTTCTTTAAGAGCACGTGTCTTAGCTACTTCCTGAGACAAGGCAGCTTTAACGTTACCCGTATCTTGCATTACTTTGTCTGACTTGCTCTGGAGTTTAGACAGTTTGTCGTTAGCATTAGCGATATCTTCACGGAGTGCATCACGTGATTCTTTCGCTTCAGCTAATTTCTGAGCGTTAGATTTAACTCCCTGCCGCTTCTTATTTCCGTCATCAATATTTTTTGCTGCACGAGCAAGTTTTCGAGCTAATGACTTCTGGAAAGAAGTTGCTCCGCGATTAAATAAAGCCGCAAGAGATTGCCCCAAAGCCGACATTGTTTTTACTGGCTTGAACGGTACTGTTTTACCATTCAGTTTGATCCCAGATATATCACCGGTATCGTTAACCTGAACTTCCATTGTCTGTTCATCAATACCAATAAGGGTAAACGTGCGCGTCATGATCCCATCTTTCTTCCTGCCATTACTGGCAGGGATCACCCTCGCTATCTTGTAACCACCTTTGCTGATTTCTTTGACGAGTTTTGCCAGCCCCTTTTCGTTTAACTCATCATAATTAAGAAGAACATAATTATTCTTATTTGACATCCCAGTCTCCTTCACGCTTTCCGATCGTAAACTGGCGCTCTATGCAGTCATTGATAGGGAAAATGCGATAAAGCGGATTCAGTCGGCAGTTACCGTTAGTCAATGTGACTTTCAGATCCCACTTCGTTGGCTCAAGATATTTCGTATCGATGAGCAAATACTCTTCTCTCTCACCGCGTTTTGAGGCGTCAACTGGTCGCGTTTTCCCTGAAATAACCACAGATGGATTTTTCAGGTCTTGCAACCAATATTCGATTTGAGCATTGCTGACCCAGCTTCGCTTAACACGTAGCGAAACAGGAAATGCTATAGCGGATTCTTTCACTACAGCGTCACCAATACTCAAAATCTCAACACTCTTGCGACGAAAAATGAAACGGTCAATGATGGCAACAAATGCCATGATAAAAATGAAATAATTTCCAAAGTTACCCATTATTTCTCTCCACCTTTTCCCCCATTCGCTATTACGCTTAAGAGATTCAAGACGTTACTAGCTCTGGACTTCAAGCCCTGTAAAATTTCACTACCGTTGTTACTGGCAATCAGAACAACGCAGAAAATGATACCTTCAGGCCATTCTTGGCTAACCGCCACCCCATACCCCGCAAGCCCGGCTGTTACCGCAGTAAACAATTCACTCGCAAGATTGAGCAGGGACGCAGAAATGCGCCCATCTCTAACTCCGAGAAGGAATACGCCGGTTCCACTTAGTAGGGATGTTATGACTACTACAGCCAGATTTTCATAATCTGCAAACATACCCCTCCAGAAATAACATCTAATGCGCCACTAACTTAGTCAGTTTGTTATTTCCTTACAGGACATCTTCTAGAATCGTATCCTTAGCATACAAGGGAGACATATGCTTATTGGATACATTCGCATATCAACAAATGACCAAAACACCGCTTTGCAACGCCCCCTTGAAAGCGCAGGATGTGAGCCAATTTTTGAGGGCAAAGCGAGTGGCAAAAAGGCTGAACGCCAAGGGTTAAAAAAGGTTCTGCGTATGTTTTCCAGTGATGAAGCCTTGGTCGTATAGCAGTTAGAGCGGCTTGAGGGCAATTTAGTTGTGCTGCTGTAATCGCTGCGTGCCAGATGAATAAACCTTCTGAATCCCACTAATTCTATCGACATCTGTACACCAATGCAGCGCTCACGATGCAATTAAGATCAACATTACAGGGATGGTTTTCATTAGTGGTCGGTCCGACACAAGATGCATCGAATTGATGCGCCGCGCGATAAGTGTATCTATCCCCTCGAGATAAACTACATCGACGCGGCATTTGTATTACAACTCAGTTTGAGTTTGGCGCTTCTCTACAGGGTGATAACGATAAATCGTCGATACACCGATATCGTAAATAATTGCCAACTGTTTCCTGCTGTAGCCATTTTCGATCAACCTCGCTATTTGCTCATGTTGTTCTTTTGTCAACTTCGGGCGACGTCCGCCAATGCGTCCCTGTTCGCGTGCAGCTGCCAGTCCAGCCAGGGTTCTCTCAACAATTAATTCACGTTCCATTTCTGCTAAAGCCCCCATGACGTGAAAAAAGAAACGCCCCATGGGTGTTGAGGTGTCAATGCTGTCTGTCAGACTACGAAAATTAACACCTTTTTCCCGCAGCTCCTCAATAAGTGTGATCAGGTGTTTCATACTTCTGCCAAGCCTATCCAGCTTCCAGACAACCAGCGTATCTCCTTCTGATAACGTTCTGAGCAGCTTTTTCAAGCCTGGTCTGGCTGACTTTGTTCCGCTTATTTTATCTTCAAAAATCAGTTCACATCCTGCGCAGTTCAGTGCATTTCTTTGTAAATCTGTGTTTTGGTCATTTGTTGACACACGAATGTAGCCAATTTGCATGAAAAACAACCTCTTTGTTTAGTTAAAAATACATCGTTGGTATAGGTAGGGATTAAGACTAAAACGTTGGTTTGGGGGAAGGCTCTGCGCTGCCCGTTGGTGTGCCCGTTCCGTGGCCCTCAGCCACACCGCCAACGGGATGGCTGAAATGTAACGGAGCAGCATTTTCTGCTGAAGAATACCCAGAACTGGCAAAGGCTTATCCCACCAATAAATTACCGGATTTACGCGGTGAGTTTATTCGCGGCTGGGATGACGGACGTGGTGTGGATGCGGGGAGAACAATATTATCCGCTCAAGGTGATGCCATACGTAATATCTATGGTGAGTTCAGAACTGTAAACACTGAAAATTATTCAATATGGGAATCAGTAGGCTCGTTTAAGGGGGCAGTGGTGCCTTTGAGTCCCTCAACGAACAATAGTTATTTCTCCTTAATCAGAAGTATGGTGACAGAAAGAACAGACGGCACTGTTTACCCAAAAGTGATTGGCCTTGATGCTTCAAGAATTGTTCCAACTGCAAACGAAAACCGCCCACGCAACATTGCGTTTAATTACATCGTAAGAGCCGCATGAAAACGTTGGTTTGGGGGAAGGCTCTGCACTGCCCGTTGGTGTGCCCGTTCCGTGGCCCTTAGAAATACCGCCAACGGGCTGGCTGAAATGTAACGGCGCAGCATTTTCTTCTGAAATGTACCCCAGGCTGGCAAAGGCTTATCCGACCAATAAATTACCGGATTTACGCGGTGAATTTATCCGTGGCTGGGATGACGGACGGGGCGTTGATAATGGACGCAACCTACTGTCTGCGCAGTCTGACGCTATTCAGAATATAGTTGGCACTTTTGGGCGTACTCAGCTTTTTAAAGATACGCTGAATTCAGGGCCATTTAGTCAAACTGACTCTATATTATCAGTAGGCTTACAACCAACTGAGATCATTGAAGGATATGGTGCTTCTGTATGGACATTCGACGCCTCTCGCTCAGTTCGCACAGCGTCTGAAACACGCCCCCATAACATTGCGTTTAATTACATCGTAAGGGCGGCATAAAAACGTTGGTTTGGGGGAAGGCTCTGCGCTGCCCGTTGGTGTGCCCGTTCCATGGCCCTCAGCCACACCGCCAACGGGATGGCTGAAATGTAACGGCGCAGCATTTTCTTCTGAAAAGTACCCAAATCTGGCAAAGGCTTACCCTACTAATAAATTGCCGGATTTACGCGGTGAATTTATTCGTGGCTGGGATGACGGACGTGGTGTGGATGCCGGGCGACAATTATTATCTTCACAGGGGGATGCAATAAGAAATATTGAGGGGTTCGCAGATGGCGGGATTGGCATGTCTTTTGATGCAATCAGAGGGGCTTTTTATGATGCAGGAACACGATCTGCGAGAATGCCGAATAACACAACTGATATAGGCAAAACCGATGACCTTGGATTCGACGCCTCTCGTGTCGTGCCAACAGCTAATGAAAACCGTCCTCGTAATATTGCCTTTAATTATATTGTGAGGGCGGCATAAAAACGTTGGTTTGGGAGAAGGCTCGGCGCTGCCCGTTGGTGTGCCTGTTCCATGGCCCTCAGCCACGCCGCCAACGGGGTGGCTGAAATGTAACGGTGCAGCATTTTCTTCTGAAATGTACCCCAATCTGGCAAAGGCCTACCCCACCAATAAATTACCGGATTTACGCGGTGAATTTATCCGTGGCTGGGATGACGGACGAGGCGTTGATGCTGGACGTGCTTTATTGAGCATTCAGACTGGGATGCTGGAAAAACATCGCCATATTGTTGTTGCCAACGATGGGTATGATTCAAAAGAGGAATGGGAACTGGCGACAATCTTCAGAAGAGCATACACGCAAGGCCGGGGGCTTGATGCTGCTGATGTCGGAGGGACTCTGATTCCATCACCAACGCTTCATTCACGAGGAAGTATTGGTAACACAGGTGGTAGTGAAACCCGCCCCCGCAATATTGCATTTAACTATATCGTGAGGGCGGCTTAGTTATATTCAACTGGCTGATGCCAGTGGTATTTCCGGCAAGTTGATATCTGGTGCCATGTTTATATCCATTGCGTTCAGCGCGTCTATATAATCCAGCACGGCATTAAGCCGGGTGGTTTCTGCCTGCGTCAACTTCCGCCCGGCCCGCAACTTCAACTGAATCAGACTTATGGAATCCATTGCCGCATCAGCCAGTGACTGGCGCTTGGTTTCTGCCGCTTCTACTGCGGCACGATGTTGTGCCTCAGTATCTGTCACCCATTTTTCACCATCCCATTTATCGTATGGTGTTAACGGGGCGATAGTGGTTGTATTTTTCGGGTAGTCACCCAGCGCCGTGATTTCTTCGGTGTTTCCCGTGTCAGTGCTATAGACGGTTTCACCACGATGGTCTGGCGCATACTCCCATGAATTTAAATCCTCCGAACGGCGAATAGCATAGCCAGATTTATGTGCGCCTGGGGCATCTAAACAGGAATTAGCCGGAATACCAACACCCACAGCAAGATATTCAGTTGACTCTGAAATATATTCCCGTGTCTCACCATCATAGTTATAAACGATGATGTTTCCTGCCTGTACGGCAATAAGATCATTATTTAATATCGCGTTATTCATTATGCGGCTCTCACAATATAATTGAAGGCAATATTGCGTGGACGGGTTTCATTCCCCCCTGAGGATTCCGTTCTGTATTGACTGGAAAATTTACCATTAATCGCCCCTCCCTGGACGGCGTTATCTGTCGACAACAGACTATCCCCCCCTCTGTCATTTGGCACCAATACCGTGTTATCCCACGCGTCCCATGACCGAATATTATGATAATGACTTCCAGTTAACCACCCCTGTATGCTTAAGATGCCCCTTCCCGCATCCACCCCGCGCCCATCATCCCAACCGCGAATAAATTCTCCCCGTAAATCCGGTAATTTATTAGTGGGGTAAACCTTTGCCAGATTTGGGTACTTTTCAGAAGAAAATGCTGCTCCGTTACATTTTAGCCAGCCCGTTGGTGGTGTTTCTAAGGGCCACGGAACGGGCACGCCAACGGGCAATGCTGAGCCTTCCCCCAAACCAACGTTTCTATGCCGCTCTTACGATGTAATTAAATGCAATATTACGCGGACGAGCTGATACATAAGCCCACCAGTCATATTTTTGGGCACCTTTACTGGATGCATCAAATATCCACTTTTTGCCATTTATGGCCCCCCATTGATTAGAGGTTAAAGTGTCACCAAATCCGTATTGTGGTGAGCTGAGTGAACTGATATCCCCAGTATCATTATCATCAAAACCGGAGACGATAGTGCCTTCCTGAAATGAAAGTATCTCTCGTCCTGCATCAATACCTCGTCCGTCATCCCAGCCACGGATAAATTCGCCCCGTAAATCCGGTAATTTATTGGTCGGATAAGCCTTTGCCAGTCTGGGGTACATTTCAGAAGAAAATGCTGCTCCGTTACATTTCAGCCATCCCGTTGGCGGTGTGGCTGAGGGCCATGGAACGGGCACACCAACGGGCAGCGCAGAGCCTTCCCCCAAACCAAGGTAATCAAGAACGCCCTGAGTGCTGGTTTTACCAAGAATGGCACGCCCAACACTTGTCAACGCGGTTAACGCGGCACGATCTTCCCCTGTAAAATATGGGAGTTTATCTGCTGATGTAGCAAGCTCTGCCAGCGCCGTCAGGGTGGCATCCTTCGGTTGCTTACCCGCAAGCGCGTTAGTCATGGTGGTCGCAAAATTCGGGTCGTTGCCCAGCGCCGCCGCTAACTCGTTCAGCGTATTCAGTGCGTCAGGCGACGAGTCTACAAGTGCGGCAATCGCGGCCATAACGAAAGCCGTGCTTGCGATCTGGGTATTATTAGTCCCCTGTGGCGCTGTTGGTGTTGTTGGCGTTCCGGTCAGTGCCGGGCTGTTTAATGGTGCTTTCTTGTTCGTTTCATCCATTACCGCCTTAACAGCTTTTGGTGTCGCTGCCAGCGTTTCAGACGTGCTGTTCGTGGCGCTACTAAGCTGAACTATCCCTTTTTGTGCCGTCGTAGCGTCCTGTGCTGTGTATTTGCCATTAGCAAGATCATACGCTGCCTTAACTGCCTTAGGCGTTGCTGCAAGAGTTTCAGACGAGCTGTTGATGGCACTACTAAGTTGTACAATGCCGCTCTGAGTGAGGCTGGCTGCTGGTACGTCGGTAATCTGGCTCCAAGGGTGGTTATGGCTGGCGTTGGCACACTCTGCAAAGCGAGCACTTAACCAGGAACTCAACCAACCGTCTCCCCACTGACTGCCATACACATCACCACCGGTGCTATAACGTGCATCCCCTATCAGAAGCTCTTTTAATGAGGTAATACTTCTTTCCGTGAAAAGGAACACACGCTGGCCGTTGGCGAACACGGACAATGCGCCGTCTCCTTCATGTTTAATTCCGGTATCGTCATCGCCCAGCGTCAGAGAGTTCCCCCCCAGTCTGTTGTTGGTATTGATGCCGAATGCAGAGGTCTGCGGCAGATTAAGTTTACCTGTCATAGTGTCGCCATCTTTGGCAACTTTTTCTCCAATCAGGCGAGTCACTGTCGCGGAAAAGTTCGGATCATTACCAAGCGCGGCGGCCAGTTCGTTCAGAGTGTTAAGTGCGTCAGGCGATGAGTCTACAAGTTCAGCAATCGCAGCCATAACGAAAGCTGTGCTTGCGATCTGAGTGTTATTCGTTCCCTTAGTCGCCGTTGGTGCTGTTGGCGTCCCTGTCAGATTCGGGCTGTTGATCGGGGCTTTTGTATCAACCAAATCATGGAGAGTTTTGACAGCCAGAGGTGTAGCCGCTTTTCTTTCTTCTGTACTGCTTATTTCATTAGAGAATTCGACACCAACAGCACGGTTAACCCGGTATTTAAGCACAATCATTTCTTTAGTCACAGCCGTTGCGCCGCTAGGCACGATAACTCGACATAATTCAATTTGATTCTGCCCAATAGTATTGTCCGTACGCGCGTAAATTCTTGCAGCACTGACAGAAGATGCGCTATCTACCTGTGTCGTTTTTACACCATGTTCAAAATTGGCTTCCAGCACAATAATGTTGGTAGCCCCTGCCTTTACCGAGACAGTCACATCTTCTATTTGCTGAACGGATATCTGAACATTATTTACATCTACTGAAGCAGCCCCTTTACCTTCTGAGTTTTCAGAAGTTATACGGACACTCAACCCTGTGCCGGGAACCGGTTCAAATCCACAGTAAAAGCCAGGCAAAACAATATTTTTAAGTTTTCTGTTAAGAGCCGAACTACTATAGAGTTCGAAATATTGAACATCAGCAAGCAACGGCTGTGAGACACCAGAGGATAGTGTCATTATGTTGTTCGTTTTATCAGCACCCATAATCAACCCTCAACTTGCTCGATTGTCATGAGAATACTGTAACGTTTACCTTTATAGAGGGTGTCTTGCTGGGTGCAAAGCACAGCAAAAGCCTGTTCCTCAGCATCCACAAGCACAAGCGTGTTAAAGTCGTAAGGCGTGTTATCCGGCATTCTTTCTTGAGGGAAGGCTGCATTGATAGTGATAATCCCATCCACACTGGACAATATCAGATCGGACACAGCAAACTGTTGAGCGTTACTCAATTTAAAATCGAGTGGAATGTCCGCTATATTCCAGCCTCCTGCACCATTAGCAGTTACCAGACTAGATTTGCACCAATACGCCTTAGAGATAACAAAACGCGCACCTTTGCCGATCGCCGACTCAGCGCGGCGTGAATAATAGTAGGAAAGCAATTGCGCCTTATACAGGCGGTTACCATCTCTTGCCTTTAAATTTTCAGCCATACGAACATAGCCCCTTCATAAGCAATGAACCAATGGAGAGTATGCTCAGTTTGTGATTTCCGTTGTTCTTCCCCCGCATTTGGGGGAAGAATTATTAAACAGGTTGAAGGTGGTAATCCAAAGGCCACGCATCGAGTGGGGTTACATCAAGATGTAATTGCTTTTCTGCCGTTCTGTTCGGTATGGCGTTAAGAGAAATATTGTTTACCTGGCAGGAGGTATCACTACGGGATAGCATATCAGCCATACTCTCAGTAACATAAACACCTTCAATTACCGAAACATCCGTAGACAGGCAATTTAGTATTTCTGCCACTTCAGGGAATACAGCACTAAGCCGAAACGAGACGCCATCAAAAACAATATGCAATGGCAACAAAGGGGCTATTACTGTTTCGAAGTCAGATAACAATTTCTGCACAGCGGCTTCTTTATCCTGCTCTCCATATGAGCGATATAGCTTGTTCTGATCAACAACGACCAGCCCCCTTGATGTCAGGAAGAACTCACCGAATTGAGCCTGTGCCGTAGGTATTTCTATTTCGGTCGCAAAATATGAACCATAGGGGTGTTTTTCTATATTTACAGGTGCATACAGCGGTTCCCAACTAACAGGAATACAACCGAATTCACGCCAGAATGTCTGCTCAATAGGCAAGATAGTACCTTTAAAGTGCACTTCATCTAAACGCTGCGCCAGAAGCATTGGCCTACGGGCATTATCTTTTTCAGTGATAACGAAAAAACGCCCGTATTCAGCAATGCGGGCATCCATATCCTCACTGTCCATAGTGAAGAAGGATTTTCTGTTACTTATTCTTGTTAATATTGGTTCTACTGCCTCATTCCAGACATCCTGTAAAGCGTCTATAAAGGCACTCCAGAGATGTGAATCCTGCTTTACTTTAGTTAATCGTTCCTTAAGCCAATTATCTTTCATGCTAACCTCATTACGGGTAAGAAATGCTGAACGTGGAAGATTTCACGTCAAGATAAATGAAGTCATTAAAGTAAACTGCATCTTTCATATTTTGTATTGTTATGTCATAAGAGAGAAACATATCCAGCGATTCTATTACTCGCCAAATATCTTTAACTTTTACCTGTGCATAACATTGCTGAGAATCATCATCACTCTGTAGTAATAAACTAAATGATGACGAATCACGACCAAAATTATCTTCCAATGCTGCTTTAATAGCATTTTGAGCGTCGTCTATCAGAACATTTTTACGTGCAATACCTGTAAAATTTATAGTAAATGGCTGTTCATTTGTATCTACATACTCGAACCGCTTGTTCAACTCATTTGGAACATTCTCTAGAGCTTTCAGTATTTCTGATTTTAGCTGAGCCTGGCTTACACCCGGCTTATGTCCGCAAAAGAAAATTTTGTTGATGTTTCGAACGTCAAACCCAGTTATTTTCTCTTGTAACGCTTCGCCCCAAACGTTCAACCATGAAGTTCCATGAACAACATTCTGAATGAATTGGCGATAATCACCGCCCCATACCACTTGTTCATCGTATGCAACATAATACTGAGCACGATTTCGAGTTTCTTCTGTAGTTTCCATACCACTACCACCGGTAATGATCGAATCAGTTTTAAACTCAAGTGACTCCACATATTGAGCGATATTTCCAGCCGGTTCTAACTTTTGTCCTTCAGCCAAAGTATAGTCGCCAAGGCTAGCCATAACATCGATTCGAACCTGACAGCCTGCTGGAGGCATCATACCCATAGAACCATCACCAAACTTGACTCCAAGTTGTTCTGTAGGTTTATATGCCAATGAATAGTGCTTACTCTTGTCTCTGGACATTCTAAATAATGGGTTATATGTCCATTTTTCTTCTACGCCATCTGTAATAACATAAACATCCAGGCTAGAGACTTCTTTTGTTAACTCTCTGGAAAGCAACAATGTCAGAAATAAAGTTTCCTTCTCAATATCAAATGTAACGCTAACAGCTTCATGCTGTTTAGTTTCTACGCCAGAAACAGTTCCTCCAGCAGGAATTACAACACTGTTAATAATTGCCAAAGGTGTTTGGTCATTGGCAAGCAATTCAGCCCCGGCTGGTAATGTAATATCCCGATCAGTTTTATTGGTTATAGACGTTGTTCCGTATGAAGCACTAACAAATCGCCCTACGTAGCTACGGTCTTCAGCAACCGCTAAAATACTTGAGCGGCGCGTAGCCGTTGAAATAAGTCCCTCAGTGAGGCCGCGGCTTGCAAATGTACGGGCAATATAAATAAGCTGTGATCCGAATATAGCGTGCATCTGCACAAACTGACTATTTACAAATCGTGACCACCATGTGTTTTCATTTAACTTAGCGTTAAATTTGTCCAGTAATTCTGTAATCGTCACGCGCCCACCCCACTTGATTTCTGCATAACAATATCCATGCTCCCACCTTTCGCATAAAAACTAATTAATAAAGAATCTTCAGAAATTGATGTGCAACGAATCCCCTGCACATCCAAACCTGGCAAGTCTTGTCGTAGTTTTTTCATCATTCTCCCTTCAATAGCCACTTCAACTATGTGCGAAGTTTCAGAGCCGAATGGTTCATGCTTAAATTCTTCCATTGGATTCCCCCAAGAGGGTAAACCATAAACACTCCCTTCAGGGGTTCGTAACCACTCGTCAAGTCGGGCCATCCATGCTGCGGTACTTCCTTCTGCAATAATGACACCGCTCTCATTCGTTTGAAGTCTTGCGTCTATTTCATAAAGCATCTGTATTAATCCTCAAGCAGAGCATCCAGCGACGGGTCATTAATAGTTGTGCTAGCACGTGGTCGCGGTTGCGGCTGCGATGTTTTGACAACCTTATCCGGATCGCCTTTTGTATTGTTCTTGTTCACATTCAGAAGATCGTTCAGGATAGAGCAGATGTTATCCAGCGCCTTCAACATAGCAGGATCGTTATTTATAGTGTCAGTAGTTAATGGTTGTCTTATTCCGCTTCGTGCGAGATCTGTTACAGTAGGAAGCTGTGGTGGCAAAGCAAGAAAAGGTTCTTGCACGGCAGACGCAGAGCCAAATATGGCATTATTGGCTTCGTTTGATATACCTCTAATGCTATCTGCGGTTTGTTGAATACCATTATTCAGCCAACTACCGGCGCTCTTGGTAAGCGGGCTAATAGCCCTGGCAATTGTTGAGTTCTGCCCAGTAGCCTGATAAACCAAATCATTAACAATGCCTGTGCCATCTACCCCACCAATAAGTTGTGAAACGTTATCGCCAATTGCAGGTAACACAGCAGAGCTAATACGTTTCAGACCTGTTAATGACGAGTCAAACAAAGAGCCAAGCACCCCCTTATCTTCACCATCAATTACCTTGTATCCATTGTCATAAACTGGAATCCCCCTTGAGTTTACAGAGATTTTTTCACTCTCACTTGCCGAAGAAACACCGGAGAGAAGATCCACTGAAGGCATATCGCGTTCAGCTTTTGGTCTTTTTTGTAAAGCGTCTCTTATATCAGTTACCTGGCTTGCTTTTTGAAATCCAAAAGATTTACCGGTTAAGCTGGATATCTTTTCAGTAAGAGCCTGATCCATTCCTTTCGCTTTTTCGGAAAGCGAAGATATAGAACCAAACGAAGTCGCCGACGCAAAATCCTTAATCAGGCCAAGGTTTGTACCAGCAAGGCTGGTAGCCGCACCTCCAAATAAATTACCTACCCCGCTGTCATTTATAGCGATTAATCTCTCAAGCAGACTTGATGGCGAGCCAGTATTAACATCAACAATCTCTGGATTAATCGGTTGCGATTGATTGCCTGTTTTTTGTGGCTTTTTGACTGCCTGGGCATGTTGTGCAACCTCAATTGGCTGTTGTGTTGCTGTCGGAACGGCATTCAAAACTGGTTGAGCTGGAGATTTTCCATTAGCATATTTTACCTTGCGACCAACACTATATTGCGAATCGCGGGCAATTAGCTGACCACCATTTTCTTTCTGAATTTTATTAATCCGCGCCAATGTTTCGTCAGAGAATTGTCCCTCCCATCGACCAGTGTTAGTGTTAAATGCTCCAAGTGCATTCTTAATGAACTCATTATTAACTGCCGGATTTCCGCCTTCTTTCGTCGCAATTGCACGAACTAATTGCGTCATAACCTCTGGGTTGCTGACATCTATTTTTTCATTAGGCGATACACCAAGATATTTACTGACGTTATCAATATATTGGTTAGTATTGTTCTCATTTGGCGGTGCCCATTTTGAAATGATGCTGGATACCGTCTGTAACTTCTGATATCCCGCTGCAGCACTGGTGCCGTTGTAATAGCTGGAAACCTGGTTTGCCAGTGCCCTGATCCCTTCTTCAGGTGTGTTAAATCGCGCAAAACGTTGTTCACCCTTTGCATTTGGCGATTCCAGCGTCGCCCCTTCCTGGTTGGCAAAAACAAGATTACCGAGATTATTATTTCGGTAATTGCGGTTTTTAGCGTTGCTGCCGCCAATATTCAGATCCGCTGCAATGGTGTTGTTGGCAGGTGCACTAAATTCAGTTGGAGAAGTATACCCGTGCTCACCAACTCCATCCTCGCCATTACGCCCACCTTGTAATTGTTCACCTAGAGAATGAATCGCATCGACAGTTTTTTTGGTGCCGTCTTCAACAGCTTTTTTTACTTGTTTCGTGTTTTCGTCAGTGGATAAAAATGTATCCTTAAGGCTACCAAAAACAGATTTGGTGATATCTACCGCGCCGTTAACACCACGAGCAATATCTCCGGTATCAAAATTCTGAAGTTTTTCACCTGCTCTTTCAAATCCTAGCGCAGAAATTCCTTTCCCTATCAAGTTCGTTGCGCCCGACACCAAGCCACCCATATCGAGCACATTAGCTGTTGCGTAAGCCGTTTTTTGCTGTTCGGATACAGCATCATCGTCACTTAAACCAAAGGCTGCCTTTTGCGCCTCTGTATCTGTGTAACCATCTATGGCGTCATATCCAGCCATTGCCAGCGAACCGATGATAGGGACCGCTCTTGCCGCTGTGGATGCTGCTGATTTAACACCTATTTTTGCTGCACTTTTGAGGGCTACAGATTCAGTTTTTTTCTTTGCAATGACTTCGCCGGTTTTAATGGTGGCATCTTCAGCCACAACACCAGCTGACTTCACGGCCTTAGCAGTATTTTTTGTTTCCTTTGCAATCCCCTTTGATGTATCGCTGATAGTGCTTACATCTTTGGGTTTGCTGATCTTATTTTTAACTACTTTTGCTGCTCCGACACCAGTGCCAGCCGCAGCGCTACCGGCAGCAACTTTTTCGCCAGCGGAGAGTGCTTTTTTCCCAAGATTGCGGCCTTTCCTTTTCGATTTGTTCCGTTTATTTTTTCCCGTCTGATCACCAATATTGATTTTATTTCTTCTGCTTGCTCGATTTTTCCAGAGATCACTTAAGCCGAACTTATTTCCAGAAGACACTGATTTCCGAAGCTTAACTATCTCGTCAGAAACATTTTCCAGACCATCAATTATTTTGTTGTCATTGGTCTGAAGGATTTTGGTTTGCTCTTCTACTGCTTGTGCGGATTTTGTCTCAACAGCGTTATTGAATGCTTTTGCAGATGTTGCTTTTTGAGAATTCACCGCCGCCGGATAAGTAATTACTGGTGATATCGCTTTCGAGGTTGATGTTTCTTTTTTCCCCTTTTCTACCAATTCTTTAAGAGATTCTGCTTTACCTGTGATCTCTTTAGTTATGTCGTACATGCCACGAGCCGCCATCCATAACGGCCCACCAGCACCGACACCAGCTGCATTTGTTAAAGACTCTTCACTGGAAGACTGATTGCCATCTACCCCCATAATGGAACCTAGCTTTCTGAGAAAGCCAGCTTGTAATTTTGCGTCGGCTTTACGTGCGTTCTGCAATTCTTTTTTTCTGGCTACATCCTCATTGCTTTTTTGGGATACAAAACGTCCATTACTATCCCGCAGCGGGCCTTTTAGACTTTGGGGGGATTGTGGTTCAAGAGGGGCTGAATTAGCAGCTACCGGTATAAAACCGTCCGATTTTCGGATGGTCTGACGTGATTGCACGGAGCGAACACTTTCTTGTGTGTTCGTTGCAACGATAGAGCGGTCCACGGTTTGGTTTATCGGTGCCCTTTCCTTTTTAGCAGGGAGACGTTTTTTATATGGGTTAGTTTGGACATCTCTAACGCTATCAGATGTACTTTGCTCGTAGTCTTTACGCCTGCGTGATAGTCTGTTGCTAACTCTGCCTTGCCTTTCGTCCTGTTGCGTTATGGTGCTTGCCCCAGAAAGAATGGCGTCTTTTACCTCAGCAAGAGCTTTAAGTTCGTTTGTGCTCGCCCCCTGTATAGCGTCAATTATTGCGATACGGTCTTTATTCTCTTTCAAAATAACCTCTCTTTTGCCAGCGCGATCAACGTTTCCCGGCTTGAGCTTTGTATTTTTCTTCCAGGGCTTTTGACATATGGAGTGCTCGCCATTGCGGTAATTGTTCAACGTCGCTAACGGGCTGATATCCATATAGAGTCAGGTTGTTAATAATGGTTAGCCATCCATTCAGATCTAATTGATGGGATAAACTCTCTATTGAGAAAGGGGACGTACAGTGTGGTTGTCACATCTGCACCCTCCTTAGCGTTTTTGCAATGTTGCGGAGGCAGGATCAGTCGGCTTGTGCCTCTCTCAATAGACATTTTCAGGCCGTGGCGTAGGTCTTTTTGCATAAGCTGTATGCGAGCCACAAGCGGTGTAAACTCGGTTTCAAGCGCCATGCTTTCAATGATGTCGAAGCGTCGGTTAGCTGCTTGAGTGAAGTCTTCCGGATCGTCGTCCAGTGCTGTGCATAAAGCGAGTTCTGCAATGCGCATACGGGCCACGCCTGCACTGTATTCGGGGCTTTTCATATCAGGAAGTGACGCTCGCATTCGTTCAAGGAGTTCCGCGCCTTTCCCGGTTAATGGTTTAAGTATCCAGTCAGTTGGTACTCCATTTACTGGTACGTTGGTTTTCACGTAAGGAGGTACAGTGAGTATTTCTACTGTTTGGGCCAGGTCGCTCAGGTTAATATCTGCATGATGCGTATTACCGCAGTGACTGCACTCATAGGAGTAGGTCATTACTGCATCGGGGCGCGAATTAACAAATATCCACCAAAGAGCAGTTCTGCGATCCTGAACTGTCCAGTTAGCACTGTCGTTAATTTCACCATCCTGCATAGAGTTAAGGTACTCTGTAGTAGTTGCCTCATCTTCTGCCGGGTTCAGGTCAGAATATTTCAGCGCATCCTTCACGGTAGGGGCGTGGAACTGAATTTCTGTCTCAGGACGGGAAGGCAATGGGAATTTTGGAATGTTCAATTATTCCTCCGAAAAGCAGGTATCTGTTCATTTTCCAGAGGATAGGGAGTGTGTGATTTGCGATGGGGATTGAATGAAGATCTTTGCTAGTCGAGAAGCGATTATTGAGGGTGATTTTTACACCTTAAGTGACGCTACTCACATATCCACAGAGTATTTTTATAAACCTTTTTCCATTTTTAATCCTTTTTAGATCCTTTTTAGGCGTCGCTGGAGCCAGTAGTGGCGCGGGCTGTAGAGGAGGCTGGTGTAAGATTTGCCCTCAATTAAATACGATCGGTGTAAGATTTGCCCTCAAAAGGTGTAAGATTTGCCCTCAAAAGGTGTAGTAATTGCCCTCAAAGTGATGTAAAAATTGCCCTCACCATTTGAAGGATCACACAGGGTTATGAACAGAGCGGAATTAACAGCAAAAGCAGTCAGCCTGATTGAGTCAGCGACACCTATTAGTCGTAGTTTGGCACAAGCCAATGAGATCACGGAGGCTGCTTATCACCTGACTCGCGACCAAAAGCGACTGTTGTTTATTGTGGTGGGAAGACTTCGCTATGCTTCTAAGGATGGCGTTCTTGGTTCAGGTGCCTGTGAGTTGACGGTCAACGAATATGCAGAGATGTATAATTTGCCCTCTGCTGAAGCCAGCAAGGATATTCGTAAGGCCATTTCAGGGCTTAGCGAGAAGAAAGTTACGATATATAACCCTGATGAATCGACCGAATCAGAAGACAGTTATGAGTCTTATCCTTGGATGATTAAGGATGCCTATTCACCACGGCGCGGGACTTACATTATTCATCTTAATCCATATCTCATGCCGTTTTTTACTCTGCTTGATAAGAGATTCACAAGGCTGAATTTTACCGAAGTATCTCGCCTTACAAATCCTTATTCTATGCGGCTTTATGAGTCCTTATGCCAGTACAGGAAGGATGATGGAAGCGGCTTTGCCATACTTGGCGTCGAATGGATGCGGGAGCGTTATGGGTTACCAAAAAGCTATCAGCGGTATGCCGAATTTAAGAGAAGTTTTTTAACGAAGGCTGTAGCAGAGATTGAAAAAAATACAAAAATGAAAATAGTCTTCTCAGAGGTGACGGAAGGCGGCAAAGTTACCAGGATAAAATTTACCTATCAGCAGTCTTAAGGGCAATTTTTACACCCCTCTCAAGGTGTAGAATTTGCCCTTAACGATCGGCAATTGAGGGCAATTTTTACATCTTAATTGCATGTATCTTGTTATTAGCAAGTTGTGTTTTTATATAACGTATTGATATGTAAGGACTATGTAAAAATCGCCCTCAACCAATATCGTGCGTATCGTGCATTCTTATTGCGCTTTTTTATTATCATTCACTGTGTTAACTGATTGATATTATTGAAATGTGTAAAGAATGCCTTCATTACAGATGAATTGATGATGTAAAAAATGCCCTCAAAATTGCGCTACCTTCCCTACCCGCTATCGTTGAGGGCGTGGGTGCTGACGGGAAATGAGCAACCCTCCAGCACACATAATTAAAGCTATTCAGAATTTGATCACTCCACTCACAGCCCCCTTTAACGCACTTGTAGCCATGCCAGCGGCACCGTTGACCAAAGCAGAAACACCTGAGCCTGCGGATGTGTATTTCTGGAAAGTGATTGGGTATGACAAGAACTCTGACACCTGATCACGTGAGCGTGTGATTTCCCCAAGTTGCGTAGGAAATACGCGCATTTCTTCTTCCAGTTCTTTTCCGCCGTCCTGAGTCACCCGGTAGACACGGATTTTCATCAGATATTCAGGAGGAAGGTTTATTGTTCCATCAGGATTTGTTACACGAGAACGACGCTCTTTGAACCAGTCCATGATCTTGCCATCTTCGGTATCCCTCACGGTCATAGTGACCGGTCCGGCGCTAACATAGGTTGGCTTGCTGAATTCTACGCTGCCGATCACCTTGCTTTCTGTCTCAATGTTTCCACTGCTGTAGGTGATATCCTTCACGAACATATCGAAGCCGTTCAGGCCATCCACTTCAACGGTCCACTGCCACCCCTGGGCGTAACGGATACGCATAGCGGCAGCAACAATATTTTTCCCGTAGGCAATATCGCTACTGTAATTCCCGCTTACCCCGCCGCCTGATATGGCTTTATCAAGAATGTCGCTAATGAGGTTGCTGGTGAATGATTTCGTGTTAAATGACAATGCGGTGGTCAACGTTCTACCAACGCTGCTGAAAATACTCACTCTGCGCCTCCAGCGTTAAAAAATGGTAGCCCCCGGAATAATGGCCCGGTTTGAGGACATTTTTTCCTCAATCTCCTGCACGCGGGCATATAGCGTGGCTTCATCGGGCAGATCTGAGTAGTCAAATTTCCCGTCGATGGACGCTCTACGCTGCCGGGCGACATTTCTTACATTGATAAGCGCCTCCAGATATTCCTCCAGCATTCCAATGATTGCAGGAGGCACTTGCCATTCATCCAGCTCTCTGTCGCGTAGATTAACCAGATACAGCATTCGAAAAGGCCAGCGTTCTGAACCTGTTAGCTCTAATTCAATAAATCCGGATAATTCATCCGAATAGACCAACAAGCCGTTGTTGTCGGTAACATGAACCAGAGAGAGATAATCTTCTGGCAACGGGATTGCAGTACCACCAGCTTTTTCAAGTTTTAACGTTTTCACTACCCCTGCCCTGTCCTGATACGTGGTCAGAGCTTTGATCAGGAATGCTTTCAACGTTTCTTCTTCACGCACAAGCAGCGGATTAAATCGCTCTTTAACGCTTTCTAATAATTCAATTGGTGTCATTGTTGCCTACAACTCAATAACAAGGATGTTCCCGCCACAAGGGCGGGATAGGGATTATTCCGCCCAGTTGTAAACAATGCGCAGGGAAGGTTTAACGACCGCCGTTACGTCTTCGGATGAGAAGTCCACGGCGTCGGAATACACTTTGCAATGAGAATATGTGCGGATCAGACCTTTATGGTTACCGCTATTCGATTCAGCCGCCGCCTGTAAGGTAATTTCCAGATATTCTTTTCCGTATACCATCTGTTTTACAGCGGCGAGAACTGCGCCTTCGATAGTTTCCGCGCATGTGACCTGAAATTCACCAGAGTTGCGTAATGGTCCGTGCTGGTTGAATTTCATGCCACCGGGGGCGTAATCCTCCACATCTTCACGTGTCATTTCTGGTAACTGAGCTGTACGAACTAGTACAGACAGATGTTCGTAACCCTTAATGGTCATCCAATATTCAGAACCAATAAGTTTTTCGCCTGCAGCCAGGTTTTTATTAAACCGGGATTTTAGAAAGGCCATATCGGCTTTTGTATTTGCAAAACCGGACATAAATACTCCTACACAAAAACAGATGAGATATTGCTACGGTTGATCGATGTGTTACCGCTGCATTGCAGGGTTACCGTGTTATGAGTGAAATAGCCTTCCGGTGTGCGCGGGGCGTCCAGTTGGTAACTCACGCTTTTGATAACAACGTCGGTAAGGGCTATGTTCCTACCTATGTTTAACGTTACTGTCTCCGGGCGACGACCGAATGGCGCTACATTGTTCAGTTCCGGCGATTCCATCTTCAGCAATGCTGTAATGGCTGCGTTCACTTCAAGTTGCGCGTTCGTTGTCGCCATGAAATCAATTATCAGATTAAATTCAGGCGGTTGCTGACCTTCCCAAACAAGCATTGAGTTGAAGAGGGTTTTTGTTGTTACGCCGGTTGCGGTCTGAAGCGTATCTGCAAGAGAGCCAGCCGCAGCGCTAATACCGCCAAGCAAACCTCCTACTGACTGGTTTTCAAATGGTGATTGCCACATTGATGACAGTTCTGCGGTAGATCCTTCACCGATATAACCGACGACCATATCCTCTGAAGAGAGGATATAAACCTTCATTAACGGACTTATTCCGTCAGGCATTATCGCGCCGCAAATCAAACGCTATTTCTCCCAGGTAGAGGCCACCTTTGCAGGCGGCCTATGTCACTTACAAACCGCGTTTTTTGCGAATGCGCATTGATTTTTTGCGGTTGATATTCGCTACGGATGTATGTGCTTTGCGGCGTGCTTTTTTCAGCGCCTGTTTTTGCAATGACGTCATGCGGCGAGGACGCGGGCGTTTACGGATGATGGTAACCTTGCCATCACGAACCACTTTTTTACGTACCGCTTCCAGCATTGCGCTATCACCACCAGCAACGGTGTAAATGGCAATAGCTGTTTCCATCATGTCGGTGTCGCTTTCGGAAAGAGCGTCATAAACACGTTCGGCAGCTGAGTCATCTTCATCGTCGATCATTTCGGTTACATCGTCCTGATCAGCGCCAAGCGCAACAGCTGCATCAGCAAGAGCTGCGAGAGCATCGTTATAAGCATCGATTTGCTCATCGGTGAAATCGGTGTCTTCATCGATATCAGCCAGGCCAGCCATAGTGATTGCTAATGCATCAAATGAGTCAGCCTCCGGATCACCATCTTCAACCCAACCAGCAAGCATGGAAGCTGCCAGGCTGCGCATATCACCTTGTGCACGGGATTCAACCGCTTCCATCATCGCGGTTTCAATGTCGCCTTTGGGCTTTGGTTGAGTGTCCTTTCCTTTCTGTCCTGCGCTTTCCAGCATGGCGTTATCATTATTGTCCTGCGTGGATTTACCACCGCTTTCAAAGCAGCCAGAACCGAAAATCGCACGCATAAAAGGATCAGCAGTATAATTTTTCATATTCAAACCTCTCTCCCCCGCATCATTTAGCGGGGGGTTATAAATCAGCGCATCAGAATTGGCTTACCGACGATTCGGCGAGCTGTACCGGTCGGACAAACAGACCAGGACACTTCCCACAGATCGATGTCCTTTTGGACAACCTGAACAACATATGGATCTTCGCCCTGGGACTTGTCACGTGGAGTAACCAGCGCACCGGCTGCAACGTAACGGTCAAGCAATTCAGTCATTGCTTTCATTAGCGTTTCTTTGGTAATGCCATCCGGTTCGTGCTTAATCGCCTGAGCTACTTCATAGAAATCTCTGGCGATGGCGTTCATCAAGGAAGACACATGCTGGAATCGCAGATAGTTGTTTTTGCTGTAAGTTGTTAAAGAGTCGTCAATGTAAACGGACCCGTCAGCAGCAACTGAAACTGGATTAATGCGCGCAAGAACGAACGCTTCACGATCAACTGCACCGATATTTGGAATTCGGGCAATGTTCTGTCGATCAATAATCGCGCGTGATATACCTGCAGGTGCGTAATGCCAACCACCAACATCCGGTACCAGCGCCACTCCTTTTGCTTTCGCTACGAATGCGTCGCAGCTAATGCCATAGACGACATTCATTCCAGTGAAAGTATCTCGGCAGGAGAGCGGGAAGTAGTAACGGCTTGGTTGATGTGAGCCGCCAAAACTATGGCTTTTCGCTTCTGAAATAGCGTTTTCAGGTGTCTGGTTGCCCTTCAGGTCATAGAACATGTCTACGCGAACATCTTCAGCCAGCTTTTTGATTGCGGCTAAGGCGGATGCGTCATAACAACCCAGTGACAGCAATGCGGTGTAATTAACCTCTGAAGCTTCGAGAACCTTTAATGCTTCCAGATAGTCTTCAGTGTCAATTTCGGACAGATCTCCATCAGTACCACCTTCAAAAGCTACATCCTCAAAAATGAGTTGAGCAGCGGATGCTTCTGCATTATCTGCCAGTACGGCACCAATGCGAGTGGACTGGCTTTCAAGCAGTGTCGGAATCCATGCTGGTTGGCCCATGTCGTTAGTGCCTTCTGGATTGAAAGACACCTGGTGGCTTTCCAGCACCTCAATGGACCCATCGGTTTGTTTTTCTTTCAGCGTCAGCGTAAAGAGTTCGCTTTCTTCATCATCGCGAGTTAGTGATAACGTGCGATTTTGAGATGCATCACCATCTTTGATGAAGAATAATGCCTTCTCTTCACCTTTAATCCTGGGCGTCTCTTTGGGTGTGAAGGACACTGATTGAGTCGTTGCAGTTGAAGCAACACCAACGCTTAATGTGTCACCTGGATTTACTGTGGTTTCAGTAGGTTCAACGGAAAGTTCTTTGCTCGCCTTTGCCGCTTTTGCTTTGCCCACAACGGAAACAGAAATACCCGGCACCTTCATGTCTTTAGCGCAAACTCGAACGACATATCCAGAGCCGCCTTTTACTGCACGCTCCACGTGGCGATATGGTTCAAATGCCGCACCCTGGCGAGGGTGAATCGGTGAACCTAATACGCTTTGATAAGTCGTATCGTCAACTTTCAGTACCTTACCCGGTGCGCCACGACGCGATATTACAAGCCCAGCAAAGACGGATGCGCCACCGCTGGTATTGGTGAGGGTAGCGTCAGCATTTACTGACATTACAGCAACGCCAGCTGCCTGCCCTACCGAAAAACTAATCTTATTCATGCTGGTTCTTATCCTCTAAAGCGAGAGAACGAGGCAAGGCTACCCACGGTTAATGGGCAGCCTCTGATCAGGATTCGCTTACCGTGAAGTTGTCGCCTACGGTTACTTCTTTCGTAGTTGGTTCAACACTGACGGCGCTTACGCTTTTAGGTGCCTCCCTAACAGTGACTGTGCACTGTGCTGTTTTATTGCCGTCATTTGTTTTGATTGTCAGCACTGCCTGCCCGGCCTTAAGAGCGGTACATGTAGTGCCATCAACCTGGACAATTTCAGGGTGATCTGACTCAACAGTGAAAGATTTGTCTGTTGCGTCAGATGGCGTGATAGTTACTTGAATGTTTGCCATTCTTTTCTCCTGAACGCCCCTTATTCAGGGGCGTGTTTTTGCCTTACTTCTGCTTTGTTTTTTTCTGTGCCTTTGAAGTGTTCGCGGCGATAGTTTCACCTTCATCTACGTCAAGTGACGTTGGTGATACCGACACGTTCGCCACCATCACTTTTTTTCGTTAACCTTGCCTGTCAGCATGTCGATAGCACCTTCTTTGGCGCGAGTCAGACGCAGGCGGGTGAAGTAGTTTTCACCGTTGCGAGGATGTACTTCGTTGATGGCACTGCCCCAGAGGGTGGTACGGTTAACGAGAGACGGATTGGTTTCGTGCACGTAAGGGATTGCTGGGACTGCATCACCAGCAATCAGACCGGCTTTACCGATGCCTTCGCCACGCCCATAGAAGAAGATGTCATCCAGCCCGAAGTCATATCCCTGTGCCTGGAATTGCTCACAGACAGGTTGCGGCACTTCGTAAATACGAATCGTGCCAAACAGGGTGCCGATGTACTGTACATACGGCGACTGAACGTAACCTGGTGCGATCTGGAAGTGCTGTGGAGGCAGAGAGCGCAGGAAGTTCGCGGCGTCACCACCAGCAAAGCCGCCACGAATACCCGTTGTCAGGGTACGATTTGCCATTTCTTGAGACAGAGCGTTTACTACGTGACGCAGGAGGCCGACCCAGGACTCATAGTTTTGAGCTTCCGGCAGAGCCACATCAAATTCACGACCATAAACGGTATGGAATACCAGGGTGCGCAGACGCATGATGTCGGTTTCATGGGAGATCCAGTTACGCATCGCGGAGAACTGAAGTGCCGCTAATTCAAGGCCGTGCTCACGGCTTAAATCGGATGCGGACATTACCGTGTGTTCGGAAGCAATTACGTACTGGGACGGACGAACTTCGTACTTACGCATAGCCTGGTTGATCACAGGAATCAGGCTTGGATTGCGCTCGATGTTAATTTCGACCTGAACAGCAATTTCAGTACCTTCTGGCGGAGCCTGGGTAAATGTAATGTCAATGACACCAGTGTCATAGGCAACTTTGGCAGTCGCTGAGAAAGCATTACCTTTGCTGTCTTTAGCATTGAAATAAAGGTTGCCATCGCCGTCGTCAACTTTGGACGGTTTGCGGTTGATCAGCAGTTTGTTATAACCAGCGCGAAGCGGGCAGGATTGTCCCTCAAAATTTTGGATGTCGAACTGGAAGGTTTTGGTGCTGCCATCCCCTTTAGTGGAAAGGGTATACAGGCGCTTCATTTGAGAATAAACACCAGCTGACTGCATATTCAGTTCGTCACCTTGTTTGAAGGTGCCGAATTTTGTGCCTGCTACGTTGACCAGTTCATAAATATTTGACTCGTCACGATCACAAGGAACAAAAGTACAGGCATCACTGGTAGCAGCGCCCAGAGAGGCAGGCAGTATTAGTGCAGCATATTGAGCAACTTTCATTACGCCGTCAGAGCTACGCATTGATTGCGCGACAGACTCAAACATTGCCTTACCCGTGCCTTCATGGGTATCACTGGCACATTCAGTCATCAGGCGTTCAAGAGCCATGTGTGCGTTCGCCAGGATGTCACTTGCCGGGTAATGACCATGTTGACGTTTATACTCATGCAGAGACATAGCCCACCCACCAGTGATCTGACGAGCGACCTCTGGATTTACGCCTTCAAACATAGGCACTTTCTGGATTGCTTTATCCAGGTTTTCCATCATTACTGCCTGGTCAGCAATCATGTTGCCTGCTGCATCGGTGGTCGGATCGACGGTCATAGCCATGACGCTTGCCGCCCGATTCATAATCTCGCGCTCGCGATCACGAGCTGGCTGAATGTTTTTATTCACGGTTAAGCCCTAAATTCGGGCGCGGCGTGAAGGTTCTTTTGACGGGCTAACAATACCTACTTTGTGATTTAGTCAATAGGTTTAGTAAAATAAAATATATTAACACTCATGTTGTTATGTGATTTAATTTTAGTTTTCTAACACAAAACATTAGAGTTATGGCGTATCGAATCTTTGTTTCGTATAAAAATGGCGCTAAGAGCCACTCTCTGAACACAACAAGTCGCTTTCTTGTTGAGGCGCAGTTGGCATCAATTCTTGCCGAAAGTGAGATACTCTCGCTCGCTGAACGGATCGTTATCCAGTTTTCTGGTAGAGATATACTCAATGTCCCCGCCCTCACCCCGGCATCCGAAGTTATGGAATCAATTAAATGGCCCGTATGCGGATGTCCTGCCAGGGTTGAAGAGCCGGTAACTGCAACGCTCTACATGCCGAAAGCTGTAAGAGATTGGCTTGCTATGGTTGGCAATGGGAAAGTCAGTGCTGGACTTCGCAAGTTAATTGAAATGGCAGATATTCCTGAGTTAAAAAATGCATGGCGACAATGAGTAAACAAGGGACAAAATGAGTCACGTTAACCCATCAAAAACACAATATCGCTTAATGCTGGCGATCGCGTCAGCTATACCAACCAGCCTGAATCCCCCGACAGGCTATCCCGCTGTTGTTGATGATTGTTTTCAGTATTACGGAGAAGACATCCTGAGCCAGTCCAAAGCGCTCAAGCAGTTATGTAAGGCAGGTATTCTTCACTGTATCGGAGATCCGGACGATTTTGTTGTTATGCTGGCGGATCGTGACTCTTTTCTACTGTCCTGGAAAGCCGGTGCGCGCGAAGCACGTTTGGGGAATGGTATTGGTTACATAGACTATAGTGATTGTCCGCTGGCATTTGCTGGTGGATATATGCATTGGCATGAGCGAAATAGAGGCCGTCAGCGTCAGTATCGCTTGAGTGACTTTAACGTCTGTCACGGTTTCGAAGAAGCTGACAGCCAGGACATCTGGCTTCAGGAGCCTTGATCCCCCTTCCCTTCCCAAATCTCCCTGTTTCTTTGGTTATTCAGTGCGTTTCGTTGGTTGCATTCGTCGATCGTGCTGAATAACTGTTCAGCGTATGTCGGATACTTGTTTAACAGCACTGGCGTGTCCTCTGGCACTAAACAAGGGGAGTAATCAATCAGATTTGCCTGCGGCTTGCTGGTGGCTTCTACGGTAATTTTCACTGGCACGCTGGTTGATGGCTTTTGCCCGTTCCCGCTGCATCCTGATAACGTCATCAGGCACACGCACATCGTTAATCCCAGCACGGCGCAACGCATTTTCAAGGCGAGTGATTTCATTCTGGCTTTCCTCTCGTTGTTTGATTAGGTTGGCATTCAGTTCTGCTGTTTTGCGCTGGTACTCCTTTTCCAGTGCTTTAATTCTTTCGTTTTCGGTCAGCATGGCTGAGCGAGCGTTCTCACTTAACTGTAATGCGGTAGAAAGCGTGTTGTTCGTGCTTTCCAGTTGTGATTTTGAGTCTTCAAGCGATCGGACATACCTGATGTGTTCGATAACTGCCGTCGTTGTTCGGTAAATTCCAGAAATGGCTAAAAGCGCAATTACAATCAAAATTATCTTTTTCAAAACCATCCTCTCCAGGTTCATTTTTGGTGTTAAACATGTACCAATTTACATCCTTTTGTGTGCCTAAGTGGTGTTTCTATGGTTCCTTTTTGGTGTTCTTTTGGAGCGCATCGATAACGCCTTGTGGCATGATTAAACTGATTGCCGGACTCATTACTGCATCATCCAGTAGAGAACCAGTTAACGTGATGGCGACAGCGTTCTCTAAACCTTTGGTTGCCTGAGTGGTTGACGTTTTAATGCGACCTGTAAGGGCTACGACACCCTCACTTGCTGAGTTAATTTCGGAGAGTAAAACTTCGGCGGCTGTCACTGCTTCCCGTAAAGCATCAATTTCATCCTGAGTAATGACTGGAGCCTGAGCGCCCCCAGCACCACCCTGTCCACCATTGCTTTCACCACCACCAGCACTTCCGGCAGCTTCAATTTTTGCGTTAATGGCGTTCATGGCGGTTTTCAGAGCATCAAGTTTTAGCGCCGTCAATGCGTCCGTTAGAGATTGCGGAATGGAAACATTCCCCATTCCCTCAACAAGGGCGAAAGCAGGTATGGGGGTCAGCTCGTTACCTTTTGCGTAGCATTCCCAGCCAATCTTCATCTGTAACAGCTCTGATGGCTTGGTGTATGGGGAAAGAGAATCAGCCAGTGATGAAGACGCTTTGCTGGCCTCATTGAGCTGTTCAGAAAAGCCAAGCAATTGAGTAGTCCAGGCCGAAACAGAATCAGGATAGGTTTTATCGGCGTGAACTATTCCCTGTATGGCGCTGGCGAGCGATGAGGCTTTTACAGAAGCTGCCCGGCTTATGGTTATAGATTCTGGTGTAGAGATACCGGCATCTGACAGAATTTTGAAGGCTTTAACTTCACCTATTGAATCAAGCATTATGCAACCTGAAAAATATCCTCGCCGTTGGCGATAACAGAACCACAAGAAAGCGGATCGCCTACACAGACAACTCCCTTTCCACCTATCGAAAACCATACTCGCGTCGATACAGCTGCCCCTGGATGTGCACTGTTACCGTCAGTGTGACTGGGAAACATGGCACCATCTACAACAACTGGCTTACCGTTAACGGTGAACCAGGGAACGGTTTCAGCTACCAGTCGCGGCGGAAATCCTCCGTGACCAGAACAAAGGGTGTCGCTGGTGGCTATTGCGCTCATTCTTCATCTCCTGGTTATCCTCCTATTGTCATCACTTTGTTATTTCGTCATTCAAACTGAGAGTTAAATTTCGGAATATTTTTGTATTCTCAATTCATTCTCAAATAAATCTCACTGTCAGACCATCATTCATTTGGTGATTAAGATATTCTCAAAATGAACTCAATAATCACTCTTTTTTATCTCTTTTGGTGTGGATTTTTGGTTGCTTCTCTTTTAAAATTGCATTTTGATTCTCAAATGTGTCTCAGAAGTGGAGCAAGAAGATGCGCATTTTTATCGATGATGGTTCAACCAATATCAAAATGCTGTGGGAGCACGACGGGGAAACTCGCACTCACATCAGCCCTAACAGCTTTAAGCGCGGATGGTCAGCAACATTTGGTGCGGGCAAGCCGTTTAACTATGTCATTGACGACGAAAAGTATTCGTATGATTTGATCTCGCCAGATGTTCTGCCGACGAATAACGTGGAATGGCAATACAGCCCGCTTAACGTCCTGGCTGTTCACCATGCCCTGCTGACAAGTGGCATTGAGCCGCAGGAAGTAGAAATTGTGGTCACGCTGCCTCTGGCGGAGTTTTACGACGACGACGCGCAATACAATCTCGATAACATCGAGCGCAAGAAAGCCAGCCTTATGCGCCCCGTCACGCTGAATAAAGGCAATGTGTTCACGATTAAGAAAGTTACGGTACGCCCGGAGTCTATTCCGGCAGGAATTGGCCTGTGCGACAATCTGAACCCTGCCCATTCTGTTCTTATCGTCGATTTGGGTGGAACTACCCTTGATGTTTCAATGGTCGCCGGGCAAATGACGGCAGTTTCCCGTGTTTTTGGCGATTCGAATCTTGGCGTCTCTCTGGTTACCAGGGAAGTAAGGCAAGCACTTGCCAGAGCCAATACCGAAACGTCAAATTACAATGTCGATCAGCTCATTATTAACCGCCACGATGAAGATTATCTGAACGACAATATCAATGACCCATCAGCGGTTGGTGATGTGAAAAAGGCCATTGCCGCAAGCATTGACCGTCTGCGTACCCGCGTTCTTGATGTGATTGGCGACTTTAAAGGATATACGCATGTCATGGTGATCGGTGGTGGCGCACCGCTGGTGGCAGATGCAATTCGCGAGCAAGTTAATATTCGTGATGACCGTTTCTTCGTGGCGGATGACCCGCAACTTGCTCTTGTTCATGGCCTGAAAGCAATCGGTTAACGAGGTAATGTCCATGTCTCAGGAACGTAAGAAAGTGATGATTTATCTTCGCCCAGAGGCTTATGCCAATGAAAAGGCGGCGAGCGAGAAGATAAAAAAACATAGCGATATGGCAAGAACCGCATTGTTGGCAGGGCTTGCGCTGGGAGAAGTCGATAGCAGGCTTCCAGGATTACTGGCTTCCCTGCTGACCGAAGACAATAACCCGGAGCTGATCCGAAAAATGCTGGCATCCTTCCTGGAACTACCAGCTGCGGTTGAGGAGCGCCCTGCCTCCATTGAGCCAGTGAAGGAGCAAGTTGTTGCCAAAAGCGCGTCGGCGCGCAATCTGGCTGACTCTCTACCTGATTGACAGAAGATGTGCTGGTTTAAGGCTGCAAATTGCAGCCTTTTTTATGCATTAATGGTGTCTAATTGGTGTTAATCTGGAACCAGTTAGGTGCTGTTATGGTGTAATTTTGTATCTGGTTCCAATTTGGGGCTGATTTCGTGTTAAATAGGATGCAATATAAGGTGTATTTGGTCTGATTGATGTTATACTTTGCCAAACATTCATGACTCCATTATAGAGCCTGTCCCGCATCAAAAAGGCTCTTATCTGGAACCGTTTTGATACCAAAATCACACCGAGGAACGGATATGATTATATTGGTAGCCAGCCAAAAAGGTGGCTGTGGCAAATCAACCACCAGCGTAAATATTTGTGCGGAGCTTGCCCGCGCAAATAAGGACGTAGTTCTACTTGATGCAGATAAGCAAGGAACATCTGCCCGTTGGGCATCGGACCGTAATGCGGCAGAGGTTTCTCCAGTAATTCATTGCGTCCAGAAGTTTGGGAATATTCGTGAAACACTTCTTGATCTGGACAAGCGTTATGAATTTGTGGTTGTTGATACCGCTGGTCGTGATAGCAAAGAAATGCGCACCGGTATTACTGCGGCGGATGTTTTGCTTGTTCCATTCAGGCCATCTCAGCCAGATTTAGACACTCTGGCGCATTTTGTTGAAGTCTTTGAAGAGGCTTTGGATCTGATGCCTAATCCTAGCATTAAGGCGTGCGCAGTCTTAACAATGGCCCCATCCAATCCGGTTGTGAATGAAGCCAATGAGGCCAAAGAGTACCTGGCTGAATATCCGCAACTGAAGTTGCTGAAAACCATCATTCGCGATCGCAAGGTTTACCGCGATTGTATGGCTGAAGGGAAGGGCGTTGTTGAGATGGACAACGGGAAAGCTAAAGGTGAAATCCAGATGTTGGTTAAGGAGTTATTAAGTGATTAAGCCTCGTAAATCGGTAAAAGCCCCCGAAGTAAAAGACCTCGATCTTGAACGCCGAATTGAGGCTTTTGCCAGCAAAGCTGATTTGGTGCCGGGTGAGCAACCAGAAGACAACAAAGTGCTCGATAAGGACGCCCCACGTGATTTTAAATCCATTCGTGTTGGCTTCAATGAATACGAGTACCAGGTACTTGATGCGTTAAGCAAAAAGCATAATCGCAGCAAATTGAATATGATCCGCCATGCTATCCTCATGTTAGCGGAGTCTGAGGAAGCAAAATAAAGTCTTTCAGGTTGGTTTTAGAACTTAAAAAGTTTTGAACCAAAGGTGCACCAATACACCACTAATTTGGTGCACTTTTACATCCTTTTTTGGTACCAATTGTGCACCATTTGTCATTAATTTACTTATGCGCAAAAGTGGGCTTCATGAAAAAGCTCATTATTGAAATAACGATAGAAAGCAATTTCTAATCAACTAGTGGTTGTCAGCCTATTCGGCTTATAAGATCATACGCTGTTATACGTTGTTTACGCTTTGAGGAATCCACAATGAGTGAGGCAGAAGCCCGCCCGACTAACTTCATTCGTCAGATCATCGATGAAGATCTGGCCAGTGGTAAGCACACCACAGTACATACCCGTTTCCCGCCGGAACCAAATGGCTATCTGCATATTGGTCATGCGAAATCTATCTGCCTGAACTTCGGGATCGCCCAGGACTATAAAGGCCAGTGCAACCTGCGTTTCGACGACAC